CATAAGCGGGGCGTAGTTCGGTGTCGGCCACGCCTAGGGAACGCTCAAGCTGGTAAATATAGGCTTCGACTTTTGTCGTGTCGTGGGCTAGGCCTAGGTTCTCCATTGTGGTTGCGAGTTTGCGTACCGCGGCTTCGTCGTCCATCGCGGCTTTAACACCGTCGACGGCCATTTTCGTTGCGAGTGCGCCTAGGGCTAGCCCGGCTCCAATTAAGGCGGGGCCGAGCATGTTCTTCAGTGAATTGCTGAACCCTTGTAATCCGCCTTGCGCTTGTGCCATGCCGGTGTTGAACTTTTTCAGATCCGCCGCAAGGTAGACGGTTAAGGTTTTGCCGACTGCCATTACATCACCGGCCATTTCCGTACGAGACGGTCGACGGCTTGACCCCACTCTTCAAGGGCTGGCTTCTGATAAGTACGGGCTTTCGCTATCCAGTTAGTCTGCTCAAACGGTGCGTACGACTGTCGAGCGTTACCGGTGTCTGTCGGGTAGCGGAGCATATTCGAAGACGCACCACCGGAAGTCACTTTCTTTTGCTTACCTATAGAAACTTTTGGAAGCCTGTCCAGACCGGAGCGAATGTCTGCGGCTAGGAGGTCGCCCCAGTCGCCACCGACTGACCGGGCCGCGTTTTGGAACGCTGGCACCATATGCCGGTCGGCAATAACTCGGGAGGACTGCCGTAGTTCTTTGGCGGCTTCCTTACCGAGTTGCCTCAAGTCACGCAATAGAGGATTAAGGCCTTCGATGTAAGCGTCGAACTGCTTAACCTGTGCCACTTTCTAACTCCTCAATTATTGTCACGACCTCGCGGCCCGTGAGTTTCTTCACTTCGCTGAGCGTCCAACCTGTGCGTAATGCGAGCCGGACAAGTAGCCTGCCGTGGCTCCCCTCTACAAAGGGTCTGCGTCATCCTTCACGAGTTCAACCTTGACACGGTTTTTCCGCGCCCAACTTTTTACGGTCTTCAAGTCCCCAGGCTCTTTGCCTTCGAGATAGTAGTACGCAATTGTTAGCCTCATGCCCTGCTCACTCGCTGGCCTGTTGCCTTGGAGATCCTCGTACATCATGAAGTCGACGGGTAGAGTGTCGACCTCGACTGTCTCGTGGTTGTCTGACTCTATTTTCAGTTGTGGATACATGGCGTTCCCCTTTGCTCGTTGATTATGCGAATGTGACTGTGCCTGTGAATGATGCTGACACGGTTGCGACGTTATCCGCCGGGAATGTCAGGTCGCAAGACTCGATCGACATCGCTGCACCTGTCCACGCTCCCACGGCTGAATCCACACCAACGGCCACTGCGGTTCCGGCAGCGATCGCGGTTTGTAGTGCGCTGTACATTCCAGCGTTCTCGTCGTAGAGAAACTCTAGGCTCATCGTGCTGTTGAGATCGACCTGGTCGAACGCAACGTCCCCTAGGGTTTTCGTGCGAATGATTGTCGGTGTTGTGTTGATTGTGCCTGAAGTGATTTGATCCTCGTATTGCGTCGCGCCGATGTCCACGGTGAACGCTGCGCCGGCTACTCCTACTGCTGCCATTTTCTTACTCCTTCATTCTGATTGATACGTTAATTTCGGTGCTCATTACTGTGCCTTGACCGCCTAGGCTTAGCAGCTGTGGCGCGTTCACTGCGTCCACCACAAACGAGCTCGGGATCTCCACTAGGAGAGTGTCGAGCGCGTCCTCGGTGGTCTTTGTGGCTGACTCATTGTTCCTGGGGTTGACGTTGACTAGGACTCGCCACCGCACTTCATAGTTAAGCGTTGAACCGATCCGGTTCGGCCTGATCCACGGTGAGTCCGGGACGATCACTACCGACGGTGTCGCTGGCACGGCTGGGACTGTGTCGTAAATCCTGTAGCCGTTCCCAGTTAATGCCGTCACGAGTAGTTCCCGGGACTCTGTGGTGAGTGCCATTAGCCGACGACGCCTTTCATATCGAGATATGGGGCGAGCACGGCCATGACTCTACGAGTGAGCCACACCGACAACCGGTACGGCCCGGGGGTGAAGTCGACCGATACGGCTTCCCCGCCCGCGCTTGTGCGGGCTTGGAACATCTCCACTGCCACCGACATAGCGGCCTCTTTTACCGGTGCCGGTTCCGCCTCGAACGCTGCAGCTGTGATCAGGTAGCCGATTAGAATGCAAGCGGCATCCGCAACTTGATCGAGCACGTCATCGTAAGGGTCGACGTATTCGATATCTAAGTTATCGGCGAGTTGTTCGCCGGTTACGAGTGCCATTCTGATCGGCTACCTTTTCTCACTATGCCTGGTCGTAGATTCCGACGATTCCAGCGGACACGAACGGCAGTGCCGCCGCGTATCCGTAGATCGAGTAGTCGCGGCCTAGGTTCGCTGCCACGTCGTTCGTCATCAAGCGTGGGCCGTCTTCTGCCCATGTGATAGCGGAACGGTTCGTGACAATGGCTGATTCGGTGTCGTCGGTTGCGAACTCGCGAGCCAACACGATCGGCAGACCGGCGACGGTCAGGCTAAGCGTGCGAGCGTTGAACGTACCCGACACGTTATTAGGGCTGTAAGAGTCTGGCATGAATGATGTCCAGCCACCTATTTTCTTGAACACTGCCGAGCTGACGTACACAACTTCGGCGGGTTGGCCGGTTGCGGTTTCGACGTCGACGGCTGCAGCGAACACGGCTTCGCGGAATGCAAGCCCTGTTGTGTCAGCACTGAAGTCGTAATCCACTCCGGCTGTGTCGTTTGCCCACAGTGCAGCCTGGAACGCGTAATCTGTCTCGGTTCCGAATGCGCCAAGCATGATGCGTTGGTGTGCGTCGACGTATGACGGGTCTGTCCGCTCGATAACTTGCTGTGTCAAGCGTGAGCCTGCCGCGTAGGTGACTAGGTTCGCCGTGCCCTTTTTGATGTCGATATCGACAGAATTAACCTCGTCGTTCTCGGCGGCTTGTGCTGCCACGATTGCGGACAAGTCACCGTCAAAGTACGGCCATGCAATTGACATGCCTGAACCGACTGCGGACGTTGGGCCACCTAGCGCGGTGATTGTTGGGCGGCCACGATCGAGGACGCCTTTAATGTCGCGGAGCCAGATCGGGGGTACTAGTCCGGGTGCATCGGCGAGGCTCTGCACGTCGAGTGCGCGGTTTTCTGTGTCGCCGGCGTAGACGGCTTTGCAGTATTCACCGAATGAACGGAACTCGCTCAATGGGTGTTGGGCTTCGCTCACGAATGCTCGTGATTCGATGCTTTTCATTTCTTCCCGTAGCGTGGCTACGGCTTCCCGTGCTTCTTTATCGACCGACACAACATCGGTCGAGTCCATTGTGTCGGACATTTTTGCTCCTTCTTCTTCTCTTATTGCGCTGACGCCTGCGGTTGCATACGCCGGATAGGGGGTAAGTGATACTTCTAGCAGGTTCGCGGCTGTGTGTTGGATCGCGTCCTTGGCACGATTCCAGGCGGACGTGACCGGGTTGAATCCGACCGACAAGCCTTTAATGGTGGAGGTTCGTGCGAGCACTGCCGCGTCACGTCCTAGGGCCGTGTCGACAATGTCGAAGTCAATGTAGAGCCCGTCCTCGCGGTTTTCCGCGTTGGTGATGATTCCGACGGGTTCGCCGTGACGGTAGGCCAGTGGCTTTCCTATCACGTTTTCGGGGTCGAATGATCCTTCGGCGAATGACTCTCGCACACCACCTATCAGGGTTTCGGTGCCGTAGGGGACTGCCATGCCGTGACCTGTGCCGACAATGTCACCCTGGCTGTCCTCACGCTCTTGAAAGACCACGGTGCTTTCGGTGTTGAGTTGTTTCATTCTTTACTCCCTGCTCATGCTGTAGACCCCCAGTGTGGGGAGATCCAATATCATTTTTGCTTCATCTTCGCTAATAACGCCGAGAGGAAGTAGTTTCGTTATCAGGTCGGCGGTTTCTAGCGGGTTAGCGCGTAGGAATGACGTGGTGTCGAACTTGATTGTGTGACCGCGAGGCGTCACGTCCGGCATGGATAACCGTTGCTCGATCAAGTGCATAACCGGCCGCAGAGCCGTGTCGAGTAACTGCCGGTAAAGGTCAACCCTTGAGGAATAGGTGAGACTTGATCCGGGGACACCGGCACCGACCCACACCGGGTCAAGATTGCAGAGTCTCGCTATTTGTGTGGCGGCTAGGTTCTTGCCCTCTACCAGCTGCACGTCACGGGCACTAAATCCCATAACCTGAGCGTCAATAGTGTTGTTCAGGTACGCGGTTCCACGGTTCGCCCGTGCTTCCTCCCACGCGTCGAGTAGTAGATCCACCTGCGCGGCTGGAAGATCCGGGCCACTGTTTTTGAGTGCCACTGTGGGTATGGGTGTTTCGGAATACATGAGGGTTGCGGCCTCTAGGGCTGCTGCTGTGTTGATCGCTGTCGCGCCGTTCTTAAGCCATCCGCCTTCACCACCACCGTAATACTTAATGACGTCGCTGGTGGGGACGCGTTGCCCTAGGTAGTAGAACGGGTCTGCGGGTGGTTGCGCCGTGTCCTCGATGCCTGCGTAATAAGCCGGGGTGTCGGTTGTATCCTCGACGCGCATCACCTTGATTTGAGACGGGAACCCGTCCCACGTCCGCTCTGTCACGAGCCAATAGGCACGGTCATACATGAGCAGGTCAGTGAGTGTGCGTTGCATGACTGCCGAATAGGGCAGTGTGCGTGATGGTTGCGCGAGGAAACTACGGGCCGCGACGGGTGAGTCGTAGACGTACTCGCGGAGGGCGAATGCGCTAATGGTGTGCGTGTAGGTTTTGAGTGCGTTGACGAACGCTGGTACTTGCATCGCGTTGAGGCGGGTCGAATTGCCTTGCAGCTGATTCGCAAGTAATGCGACAAGGCCGCTCGATTCACGAACGTGGGCGGTTGCAGGATCCGGAGAATCCATAGTCTGGGAAATAGACTCTTGGCCGCGCACGATCGCGAGGGCTCGGGGGAACGCCATACCACAACTTTAACCCACTACCACGACATTTCGCGTTGCTCTGGTATTTGCGTGCTTTATGCGTGTCGGCGTGTCGGTCGTCGGCTTCGGATCGTTGCCACACTCCGGGGTGCTTTCGCGGCTTGCGATACGGCGAACATGACTGCCCTAGCCGCGTAGATTCCGTTTTGCCCCATAGGAGCCGTGAGCACCCAGCCGCCTTGACGTTGGGATATTTTTGAGTTAGCGAAGTGTTCTTGTAGTACTTGAGATCCGTCGTGGCGGAGCTGTTGCCGGCTAAATAAGTCTTGGAGGACTTGCGTCGCGCTGACCGCTTCACGCTGACCCACAAGTGAATCGAACTTTTCCCGAAGCCGGTCGACGTAACCCGGGGTAACCTGAACGTAAACACTGGGGTGCTCGGCCCGGATTTTTCCTATTTGCTCGTCGACTTCCTTAATCGTTCGGTGTGTCGTGACGCGGATGATGATGTGCCCGTTATCGTCAGGTGCCGCTATCGCTACGGCGTGACCCATACCATCAAAGTCAGTCTCCACTGCTACGCTCCACACTCCGTCTGTTGGTAGTTGCGCGTCGGGGTCTAATGTGCCGTTCCACCACGAATCTCGTAGCCAATGATCGGCGCGGATAACCCATTGGTTCAAGTATTCCCGTCGCCACGCTGATTCCTCAATCCGGGCCCATTGTTGGCGTAGGAAGTTTTCCCTCTTGTCGTTCCACTCCGGGCTACCCCACTTCCACGTCGAGACTAGGTCGGGGTCTGCTTCGGCTGGTGCGCTCCACTCCATGAGTAGCACACTGCCGGGTTCTTCATCGTCGAGCCGGTCGAGGGCCCGTTGCCGGTAGGCTTGCATGAGATCCGATTGTGAATCGCCAGCGGTCGACACGAGGTAGATTTGTGGCTGTTCACGTTCGGCCATTGTGGGAGATAGTGCATCGTCGACCACTTCACGCTTCACCTTCCACGCCTCATCTACGAACACCATCGAGACCGAGTAGCCAACACCGGCGGATTCATTCGCGGCGTGGACTAGCCACCTGTCACCCGTTGGTAGTTCAATGCCGGCGGATTCGTTGCCCCACTTCACGGCCTTTTTGCCATAAACCTCGGTAGCCCATAGTCCAGCCGGTCGCATGACTTCCATCGCGGTCGAACGTCGGTTAGCAACATGCAGAATCGTCTGAGGTTCACCAAACAATTCCTGATGGTGCAAACGCCACATGCACACCGCCCTCGAGAGGAACGACTTACCGCTTTGTCTCCCTACCGTGATAATGACCGCTGACCACACTAGCTGCCTGTTTTCGTCATATTCCAGGGCTCGATCAAGCGCGTACTTCTGCCACGCTCGTAATTCCATGCCAAACACCGTTGAAAGCCACTGTGCAGCGTCGTCCCCGAAAGACCCCAGCACCGCGCTAGGCGGCTTAGTTTCCAATCTGGGCAACACAAACCCTGCTTCGTGCGTTCGTGGCTCTGCGTGGCTGTATTTGGCGTCCTCGGCCTCCTTGGGGGGAAGAAGGCG